TAATCCGGGCAAAAGTGATAGGGCAGGCATAAAAACGACATCTGCGAATCGGTCAGCTATTTTGGAAGCTCTTCAAAGTAGAGTAATTGGCGATTCTTTTAAAGTTAACAGCAGAAGACTTTCTTATGAAATGTCTACATTTTTGTTTAATCCGGCAACCAAGAAAGCAGAAGCAACGAAAGGAAAGCATGACGATGCGATTATGGCAGTATCTTTAGCACTTTATGTGTTAAATATGCAAAACAGAAACATCCCTGTTGGAGCCGATGTTCCAAAAGATGTAATTTCCACTTTCAGTAGTGACATATACGAAGAGATTAAAAAGGAGTTATCTAGAGACAAACCCGAAGATTGGTTTGAGGAAGAACCAGATGATATCTTTGGAGTTAAAGAAGACGACATTATGTCAGGTGTCGTGTTTGATTTAAAAAGACAACATGACGATCTATTAAAGGAATTTGGGTGGTAATATGAGCAACATAAGTTCAGCAAGACAAAAATTATCAGAAGCTCTTAAGGCATTGCCCGGAGAATTTGGATTATCCACAACTCGTCAACATATGGTAAATGCTTTAAAGAGCATTACAAAGTACGAAGAAAAAAGCAGTAAAAAGAAAGGTGAGCAATTTGATATGCATCAGCAGTATTGGGGAGAGATAGAAGGACGTGCCGTTAATGAACCAATGGCCGAAGTATCTCCACAAGCCGTGATGAGAACCCTTCAATATTTAGACAATATGATTGATGCAGAAAACGTAAAGATCGACGAACTTAACAAAATGGAAGTTGATCCGAATCAAGATTTGCTTAAAGATTAAATGTACGAAGAAAATGATTATTCCACCTTGCGTTTTGAAGTCACCGGAGAACTTCGACACGAAATAGTAGGATGGGGATTCGACAATATCGATGACCAAGACGTTTATTCTAACATCGACCATCCACACATAGGCAGAGAAGACAATACTCACTGTACCGTGATGTATAACATCGTAGATACTGCCCCTGAACAAGCAATGAAAGTCCTTGCAGGAGAACCTTCTTTTACAATTGAACTCGGAGACATTTCAATTTTTGAAAATGAAATGTTTGATGTGATTAAGATTGATGTAAAAGGGGATGGCCTCGACCGCTTGTATAGAGTAGCAATCAATAGTCTTTGCCACAATAAGGCATATTTCGACTTCAACCCTCATTTAACAATTGCCTTTGTGAAAAAATACAAAGGCAAAAGAATATTGGACAATATTAAAAGAAGCAAGTTCGCAGGAAAGAAGTTTAAAGTAGAGGAACTTTGTTTTAACAAGTATCGCTCCAATGAAACGATTATAGACCTAGCGACTTAAAACACTTCTCATAGGCCACCTCTGCAATCTTGCAAAGGTCTTCAGGGAAACTATCTTTCCCTGTTGGCGGCTTATACTTAACACTAATGTTGAATCTTTCTTCAATTGCTTCGACATCAATGTTGCTTACATCAAAAGCCAATGAATCGGGAGTTCTCTTGGCCATTTCTGAGATACCGTGTAGCCTGAAGCAGTATTCGTTCAATACGTCTTGGGGCTTTCTTGTTCCGCACGTATCACTCAGCGTGCTTCTTGGCTCACGAATTAAATGAATGAATTGGCAAACGTCTCTCACAGGCTTTCTAACCCACTGAGTATTGTCGGTCAGTTCATGTAAATAAATTGAAGCTGCGTTATCACACTTGTGCCGCTGCTCGGTTAGCTTTTGCAAATCATCTGGATGGTTGAAGGGTGCATAGCCTCTAAACTTCTGGACCTCTCGATTTGAAGTTAAGGCTGACACTAAGTGGATAGAACCACTTCCCAGATGGGTGTTGATGAATAAAACTCGTTTCATACTTTAAGAGAGTGTTTATCGGAATGTTTGGCCAGCAAAATCTGGAACCAGATGGCCAATATTGTCAGCAACCATATCATTAAAGTTATCATCATCGAAATGCCCGTAGCCATCATATCCATTGTAAGGTGCTGAATATGTCAATTTGATGTATTCTGAAAGTTCGCCATCATCGAGAGTCTCGTCTCTTTGCATTTCTTTATAGAGTTCTCTGACTCGATCAAGAGGTAAAATAAGTTTCCAAGGGTGCGTCTTGAAATCAATGTAAAATCCATTTTCATCTGCATCCCCTAGCTGTGATTGCATGCTTTTGTATGCTTCTGATTCAACTGCGTGTTCATGAGTGTCACTTGCAGCATTGCTGAGAGCATTCTCTATCTCATCATCCATATCCACAAGCTCTTCTAACTCCATTTCTTCAAATTCTTTTGGGTAATCTTCTTTGAAATATTTCAGAAGATCATCTTGATTTTTTTTGTTGAGCTTTTCAAGAAGATCGCTTGTAGAATACCCATGCTGTTGTCCATCCATATATTGCCAAGGGTCATCCAACCAAGTGATATTGTCAACCTCTTTGTGCCACCACTTAGAGGCTTCTTCTATTTCTCCCCAAGTTTCAAATGTGCCAAGGCCAAAATTACTTCCATCAAAGCTTTCAAAGTCATAAGAGTTGAATGCTTCATTTACAGCACCAACCATATCATTTTCATTGCCTTTATTGGTATCAAGAGCGTATCCGATTGGATCATCAAGATATGGCTTATCTTTTAGTTCTTTGTGGTGATCATCATGAAGATCATCTAAGTGGAAGTTGTTCTCAGGGGCATATCCGCCACCTCTAACCACATGAATGTGATCTGACTTCAGCAATTCTACAATAGCTTTGTGATATTTCTTAGATGGCTTGTTGTTGGCTCTTCCCTTTGACTCACCAAGGTGGCCGTTGTTGATGATGAATGTTAGATGAGCATATCCTTCTGGGTCTCTCAAAGAAACAATGTTATCTCCTTGTGCGGCACCAGAGTTTCCACAATGTCCCATCGCTTCTGCCTCTTGGGAACAATAGCCTCTCTCAAGGTCTACCCACTTCCAGCCTTTCCATTCTTTGCCAAGATGATCCAAGGTTAAGAATGGTTTGGCTTCCTGATCTGGCATGCCTCTTTCACGAGCAGCCATTTCTTCATGCCATTCTTCTGACTCTTGCTCAGCCATTCTAAGAGAATAGCCCGGATTGTTTATCTTACTTGCAAGGCGGTCACCCATTGCTGCGAAATAGTCCCCCACGTCTCTCCACATATTACCAACAGCCCCAGCGACTCTCTTCACAGCGTTTTGTTTAATCTCGGTTGGACTCAGTGTGAATCTTGGGTTTTGCTGATCAGCCAGAGCCTTTTGAAGATATTCAGACCAAGACTGATCTTGAAGAACCTGATAGGAGAAGAAGTTGACATATCTGTCCAACATTTTCTTTCCCATTGGTTGAGAAAAGAATGGGATTGAAACAAGCCTTCCACGGACCTGTTCTTTAACTAATTTAACCAATTCTGGGTCTTGGTGTTGCTTCAAGGTCTGTGCCAGAGTCGAAACCTCTAAGAAGAGATCGAAATCAAACGTTTCCATGAAGAATTCTTTAAAGCCATTCATGTCATTATTTAGAGTCTATAACTCATTTAAATAAGAAAATTAGCGAAAGCCTTAATAACTATATTCAGGTAATAGTTAAAGAGAGGAAATTTTAATGGCATGGTATGACTTATACAAGCTGTGGACTTACGCAACGGCGAAAGACCCACAGTCTCACAAAAGAGACCAAGACTTCGGTGGTGCTGGTGTAACCCAGCCGGATGCTGTACCTGATATTAGAGCAGACGGAAGCTTCTGGGGTGGCGGCAGAGGCATGATTCGCCTCAGAGATTCAAACGATTTCATCGATTTGTCTACGGTTACGAACAGACAGAGCAGATATCGAGAATATGAGCGACTTCAAAACATGGCAGAAATTGAATTTGCTATGAATGTATTCGCAGATGAGTCCTGTGTAGCAGGCGAAACGTTAATTTCCACGCCTTTCTTCGGCAATGTGCCCATCCAATGGCTGGCAGAGAATAAAGCAGATGAAAAATTTGCAGTTTACTGTTGGGATTTCGAAAAAGACGACTTCACCATAGGTTGGGGATATGATCCCAGAGTGGTTAAAGAAGCTCCTACTGTAAAAGTCATCTTTGATGACGGTAGTTTCGAAATCATGACAGACGATCACAGAACCCTCCTTGAAGATAATTCATGGAGTCGTGCAGGACAATTGAAGTTTGGAGACGAATTAAAGGCATTCTATAGGATTCCGGCACGTCAAAGCCTTAACGGACAAAAACACAGCCAGTTCCCACGTATCCGCACCAAAGATAAAGGGTGGATTCACGAAAGACAATTCATTGATGAATGGAGAAGCGGCAAGGTTGATGAGAAGTTAGCAAAAACTAACGAGATATCCAGAATGATTGCTGCGGGACTCTCAACCAACAAAATTGCTAAGCTCACAGGTCACCAATGGATAGTCATTAACAATTGGCTCAACAAAGCTGGATTCTCTGTCAAAGAGATGAAGTGGCTTGGCAAAAAGTCAGAGACCAGAAGAGTTATAGATGTTCGCCCTCATGGGACAATGAATGTTTATGACATATCTGTAGAAGGTCACGAAAACTTCTGCACAGATTCAATCGTGTGTCATAACTGCCAAAGAGGTGAAAACGATCATCCATTTGAAATAACAGTAGGAGACAAAGAGGTTGAAGAGGAACTAGAGTTTCTTTTCTGGCACAAGAAGATGTTAAACTTAGACCAAAAGAAGCTTTGGGGTTGGTTTAAACAACTATTTGTAATGGGCGACTTCTTTATTGAAGTTATCATTGATCCAGAAAGACCTTCTGATGGAGTAATGAATGTTATGCCTCTTCCTGCGGATTCAGTTTACAGAATTGAAACAACTAAGGGACGATTGATTGAATTTCAACAAAGTAAAGAAGGACCAGACTATCAGTCTCTTGCTAGAGTAGAGGTTACTAAGGCTACACGATCTGATTTACAGCAGGCTACTGCTGTGCGATTTGCTCCTGATCAAGTCATTCACATTAGAATTGGCGATGATAGAAAGACTTATTACCCGTATGGGATCAGTTTAATAGAATCGGCTAGAGGTCCAGCCCATCAATTGAGATTAATGGAAGACGCTATGGTGGTGTATCGATTGATTCGTGCTCCTGAGCGTAGAGTGTTCTACATTGATGTGCAACAATTGCCTCCTTTCAAGGCCGAAGCCTTCATTGATAGGATGAAGGATCAGTTTAAGAAAAAGAAAGTCGCAACTAATAAGGGCGGCGGAACTGGTGTGAGTGCAATTGAAGAAAGATGGCATTCACAACCTGCTGATGAAGACTTCTGGATTCCCATTCGTCCTAACTCCAACACAAGAGTGGAGACATTGCCGGGTGCTCAGAACTTGGGAGAAATTGATGATGCAATTTATTTCCGCAACAAGTTGTTTACAGCTTTGCAGTTCCCGAAAAACTACATAAATCAGGAAGACCCCGGTCAAACTCGAATCACTTTGTCTGCTCAGGACGTGAAATTCGCTAGATTGATTGAGCGTCTTCAAGCTTACATGGAAGATGGACTATGGGACATTGCCGACAGGCACCTTAAGCTCCGTGGATTTCCAACAGAACGATATGAAGATTTAAAAATTAAGATGACGCCTCCTTCTGAATGGAGAGAATTAAGTCGAGCCGAAGTTGTTACTAATCGAATTAACAACGCAGGCAGCTTAAAAGGTGCTCAGATATTATCTGATTATGATGTTCTGGTCTTGTGGCTAAAATATTCTGAAAAAGAAGCAAAAGAATTAATTGCTCGTAATAAAATTCAGAAACTAGAAGACTTAAAACTACAGGTCATGGCTCAGAACCCAATTCTCTTAGGAACTGGAACTCCGGGCGGTGAAGGCAAAGATGGCCAAGAAATGGGCACCGAAGCGGGTGGACAGCAGCCAATGCCGGGTGGTGATGGACAACAGCCACCAGCAGAAGGTCAGCCTCCTGAAGGACAGCCTCCTGAAGGACAGCCTCCTGAAGGCGGTCAACAAGGCGATCAAGGTCTTCCACAAGGCGGACAGAAGCCACAGGGCGGTGGTCCACCACTTGAGTCACCATCTTCAGAAGACGTTAAGAAATTCGATCTTGGCATTGAAGACTTTGGCACTGGCAAAGATGAAGAGGATATTGATTACAGTGAGGAAGATTAATGAGGCGAGCACCGTTAATTGCGTTTCATAATAAGAGCGAGATAGATTTCTGCCAAGAGTGTGGCTGTTATCATTGTTTAAAAATATTTCCAAAAGAGGAAATTAAGAATTGGACGGATAATTCCAAAACTGCATTGTGTCCACATTGTGGGGTCGATGCAGTTTTGCCAAACACAGCTTATACGCTTACAGAAGAGGTGCTTAAGCCAATACAAGAATATTGGTTTAAGGAGAATAAACTCAAAAAGGAACTGCTTTAGATTTCCTTGTTAATTCAAAACTGTCTCCTCTTATTTCTATGTTCCAATCAGAGGACATGTGCCTATGTAAAAGCTTCGTGTAAATCGAAGTCCTTCTATTTCTAGTCTTCCGCCAACCCTCTGGAGAATTGGAAGCAATCGCATTGTCGTAATTAGACAAACTTGCAATCAATGGCTTAATATCATACCCAATAACATTAAAATCTCCTGTGCCTTCTCCTGTCTTTAATCCATCAATTAAAGAAGAGACTCTTTCATTGTTTTTGAGAGCAGAATTGATTCTTTCAATGGAATTTTGATAAATCCTTTGATTAAAATCGGGAAGAGAATTCGGAGGATAATCACGTTTTAGCTTCTTCCATAGATTTATTTTTGTTTCTGAAGGAGGAATCATTTGAACTTGATGTTGACTTACAACTTGATCAAATTGACTTAAGTGGAATAATATATTGGCTTTATACTTATCAGGATTGATATCCCTTACAATTTTAGTATCTCCATCAGATTTGTGCCCTGTGAAATTTAATTCCTGAGCACCAATTCTATCTGCCCTATCTTTCAGAAGATAGAAGATACCAGATAAAATTTCTGGGTCTCGACCATTATTACTCTTGGCAGCATCGTCAAATAAAGTGTCATTAACATAAAAAATTATTCTATATGAATCGTTGCCCTTATGGTCAAAATGCAATTTAACGACGTTACCTAATTTGGTTGTCCATTTGAATTGCGTAGAAGGACTAGCGACATTTGTCCCTTTATCTTTAATAATATTGGATTTTCGAACACCAGAAGGTTTGGCAACATCAACAATTTCATTAATCCACCATTTAAAATCAAGCTTACTCAAGATCAGAATCCCCCATCCCGTGATCTGCTGAGTTAGGAACCACGTCTTTATTGCCGTGATTTAATCCGTCCATATCGTCTTCCATGCCGAAGCCAGATTTTTTGCCAATTTTATGATTGCTATCTATTTTGCTTAGCATTTCTTGCAATTCATCGTCATCGGTGTCTTTGGCGAGCCGCCACATGTGGTCTAAATATTTATCTCCATATTTTTCCGCAGCCCGTCTACCAATAGCGGCCATAGAATCTATTTTAGTATCATCGGCTTGACCCATGTCACTATTTTTAATCATAGGAGCACCACCCAACGGTTGCTCCTCGTGGTTTTCGTATAACCAATCGCTAAATCTCTTCATATAATCACCCCGTTTTTGTCGCCTGCTGTGTATTATATACATAGTGCAAACGTTATTTTGCACGTAGTGCGAACGTTATTTTGCTAATACCTTTTCAAATTGGTAGCGACCTTAATATATAAGGTTTAGTAGCGATTCATAACAAGTGCTGTTAATTGTAATTGAGCACGCTTAACTGGAACCGCACAATTTATAAATTGTAAGACACATTCGAGGAGTTGGTAAACATGAAACGAAAACTCATTGATTTCAATACCTTTGAAACAATCTCAAATGAGTCGGTGCTCAACGCAGAGTACGAGCTACAAGAGGCTGCTGACGTAGTAGCCAGAGCGTTGGACATCGATTTTCTTGAAGTTAATGGCTTCACAGCCGAAACGGTATTGTTTGAAACATTAGACGATAGTTATGTGCATGCTAATTACGATATTCAAGCTGATTCTATCACCTTTGATAATATCGAAGAGCTAGTAATTAACGAAGAGACTGAAAAGACTCAGGCCAAAGATTTGCTTGGCAAGATGGTCGATAGTTTACTTGAAGGGCAAGAAGCAGATGCTGAAAAGCTTTTCGGTGATTATATCGAACTTAATATTGTTAAGCGTTCTATGGGCGAAAACATTAGCGAAGCGACTTCTACCAAAGAGAGAAGAGCACCGCATCGCAAAATGGGTCCAGATGGAAAACTTCACAGCACAGGCTCATATTTTAAAACCAGAGACCGTGGCGGCAAGCCCGGTTCAAACGACAGGCGATCTGATAGAGGCAAGCCAGAAAAAAGTGCTGACACTACCTCACGCAAAAAAGCCAAGAAAGTCAATACTCGCAAGAGAGGAACTGATTCATTCCGCAAAGCAGCCAACGCTAGAAAGAAGGTTGCTGGCATGAAGAACAAGCCAAATCAATTTGGACTTACCAAAAAGATGGCTGAAGTTGCTGTTGTATGCGAAAACGTTCTTGATTATTGCGATTACCTAAAGGTTGGTCCTGCCCTTAACGAATCTGCTGTCCAGCACGATGAAAGAGGCAACGTAGTATCTCTTAGAGTTCCTACCGCTAAAGCTCGTAACGAAGGCAAAATTCTTAAGTTCAATTGGAAAACTCTTGATCACGAAGTTAAGACTCTACGTGAAGAAGCTAAGCTTCTTGCTCAGAATCCAAACTTTACGAGAGCAGTTTCTGATCTCAAGAGACACAACAATGTTTCTGACGACTCAGGTCTTCAAGAAACCCTAGAAAACATCGTATCCGCATTCCCATCCGTAATTTACTTGACACAAAACGAACTTGCTTCAATTGTTTCAGAAGCTTTGGCAACTGCTGAAGTTAGAAATTATGATGACGAAAAATGTGCGTTTATGGCTGAAGGCATTCTTAGAATGGCTCACCATGCCTTTAATGATAAGGTTACCCGCATTATGCAACTTGCTAACGTCAAGATGGATGAGGAATCCAAAGACGCATATGTAGACTTCCAGAACGTTGTTCACGGATTCTACGCTCATGTGGATGATACTTTCCAAGTAGAGATGTCTGTATTCAGTGATCTTTATAATACGCTTGAAGAAGTGTACGGTCAAGTTGATCGTGCTGGCGATGAAGTCCTTAAGGACCAAACCGTTGGTTACTTGGAAGAAATCTATGAAGTTCTTAATGGCCGAATTAAGCCAGATACAGAGCTTGCAGAAGAAGTAGCCGATTGGCTTGCTGACTTGCTTGAAACAAACCTTGGAACCAAGGATTGGAGCATTAGCAACAGTCGTCACATTTCTGTTAATGGCGATCATCCAGATATGGCTGTGAAGGCACGTCAATCTTATTCACCAGCAGGAGACCTAGCGGTTGATGCTTGGGGCGGTAAGGGCGGAGCTATGATTGGCCAAGACAGCATGGATTACAAGGGAGGCGGTCATGCCGCTGAAGCTCGTAACAAAAGCTGGGGTAACGTAGGTGGAGATAAAGTATATCCGGGTGTTAGTAACCCATATGTACCATCACCATTTGGCGATTACACAATGAAAGGCGAACCCGGTGTTGATAAAAACACCTTCGGTCAACATCACGGCTCGTGGCAGTCAAGTGATACATGGCCAGTTCTAAATAATCCTTATGTGCCGAAGGCAATTGGTGCTGACGGTTGGAGAATGAAGAGCGATAATCTTGTAATTGATAAATAAGGAGCTAGTTAATGAGCAATAATATGTTACTTGTTGACTGCTGTTCTGAGTTTTCTGAAATTACTCTGGACCTTAATGAGTCATCGAAAGAAGATGGCAGAGTTAAGTTCCGGGGTAAGTTGCAAGAAGCCGAGGCAGAAAACAAAAATAAAAGAGTATATCCTTTTGATGTCCTCGATGAGAATGTTAAAAGGCTAAAGTCGCTGGTTGAAGATAGAAGATTAGTAGGTGAGTTAGATCATCCAACAGATTCTATTATCCATTTTGCTAATGCCTCTCACGTTATTACTAAAATATGGTGGGAAGGTAACGTGCTAATGGGAGAAGGGGAGATTCTTAACACTCCTCATGGGAAAGTTTTGAAAGCCCTGATTAATGACGGCGTTAAGATCGGAATGTCAAGTAGAGGAGTAGGAAACGGCAAAACTAACGAGAATGGTATTCTTGTCATCAGCGATGGTTACAAGCTTATTACTTTCGATGCTGTAGCTGATCCTTCTACATTTAAAGCCTTCCAAGAGAAGGTCACGGACAAGAAAGAAAGCGTCGTACCCCACAAAGTTGATAATTATGCTAATACCGTTACTAAAAATGAAAGTTGCGGTGTAAATAAGGTTAGTACAGATTTGGTTCTAGCTTGCCTTGGAAGCATTGTTAAATCTAAGACAAACGAAATCAAGAGGGAGATTTAAACAATGGAGAAATTACTCGAAGCATTAAAGAGTCTGTTGCCTAAAGATCAAGTTAAAGACGTATCCGAAGCAATTGAAGGATATTTGTCCGAGGCCAAGACAGAACTCGAAGCAGAATATGACAATAAGCTTAAAGAAGCTTATACCGAAATGACCGAAGAAAAGGGTTCTGACGAAGCAGTTGCTGAACAAGGTTATCAGCAAGCTTATGCCATTATCCAAGACCTTCGTAATCGTTTGGAACTTCAGAAAGAAGAATATGAAGCCGCACTCGAAGAAGGATATGAAGAAGCTTACAAGCATATCAAAGAAGAGCAAGGCAAAAACGGAAATCTTGAAGTTGAAATGTATGAGGAATATGAGAAGAAACTTAATGAGATGCGTGATTACGTTGTCGATAAAGTTGATCAGTTCCTTCAGTTCAAAGGCAAAGAGATTTACGAGCAAGCACGTCGTGATGTCGTCACCGACCCACGTATGGTTGAGCACAAAGTAACTCTTGATCGCATCGTTGAATTGGCAAGCAATTACATTTCTGACGATGAGTACGCATCTGCTAGTAGTAGCAGACTAAACGAAGCCGAGAAGATGATCGACGACCTTAAAGGTCAGATGAAAATCACCGAAGCTCGTAATATTAGACTAGGAAGCCAAAACACCAAGCTACAGGAAGCTGTCCGTGAATCGGCCACACTTCTTACAGAGCAGGCATCGGCATCCACAGAGTCTGGAAAGAAAGCAAGAGCAGAGAAAGCAACGCAAGCAAGTGGGAGAGGCAAAATGGTAGCTGATAGTGAACTTATCGCTGAGTACGGCGATGGTAACGAAGCTGCCGAAGACAACGATGTCCTAACAGAACAAGACGAATATCACGATCTTAAAGTTCTTTCTGGACTCGTAGAAAATCAGTAAAACTAGTTTTTAATTAAGAGGTAAAATTTTATGAACATGAATAGCCAATTTCTTAATGAAGCTAGATCAATTGAGTCACAGTGGGCAAAAACTGGTCTTCTAGACGACCTAGACAATAGGTTCGAACGCTCTACCACAGCAGTGTTGCTAGAAAACCAGAGACTTATTAATGAAGTCTCCACAGACACAAGCGATATAGCTCAGTTTAAGAGAATCTCGATTCCTCTAGTACGAAGAATCTATCCACAGTTGATCGCCAACAAAGTTGTATCCGTACAACCATTGCTTGGTCCAACCGGATTGGTCTACTACTTAAGGTTCCGTTATAGCTCAAATCAGGGTGCTACCCGTGGACAAGACCTGCAAGCAGGTTTCCCAAGCGATGATAGCGTATCCCTACAGCAGTTAGCTTCCGGTGACGGAAACTTGGATATCTTCTATACGCATCAATTCATTCAGAACGAGACTTCCTCGACTGATATTGGTGGGGACACGACATCTGTCTTCAGTCCGCTAGAACATACTCCACTTCTTCCCGGCACATTGACTGGTACAGTGTTTGATGGCACCCTTGCCAAGCAAACCTTCACCGTTGATCAAGCTGGTGCTTTCACCTTCACAAACATTGGCTCTCCTGCCGGTGCCGTTGCTATTACAGCCGGTTCTAGCGTTGATCTAAACAGTGGTGAAGTTGTACTTGAATGGGATATTGATCCCGGTACAAACCACATTGTTTGCTCTTATGAGTACAACATGGAATGTAACGCTGATCTTCCTGAAGTTAATCTCGTGATCGAAAGTGAAGAGATTGCAGCCAAGACCCGTAAGCTCAAGGCCGTATGGTCATATGAAGCACAGCAGGACTTGCGTTCGCAGCACAACCTAGATGCAGAAGCAGAACTAACCGCAGTGTTGGCTCAGGAAATTAATCTTGAAATCGACCGTGAAGTTCTAACTGACCTTCGTAACAACGCTGGTACGGTTTCTGTATGGGACTTCAATACAAGTCTCGGTGACACAATTAAAGAAAAGTACGAATCACTTTATGTGAAGATCGTAGAAGTTTCTAACGTTGTACACCGTAAGACGCTTCGTGGTGGAGCCAACTGGCTTGTCACATCTCCAGAAGTTGCCTCGATCTTCGAGACTGCAACAGCCGGATTTGCACCAGCACCGTCTGAAACTTTCACAAGTTCCCTCGGTATTCAGTACGTTGGTACTGTTAACAACCGTTGGAGACTGTACAAAGACCCACTCTTCCCACAGGGCCAAATCCTAATGGGATACCGTGGAGATTCTTACATGGACTCAGGATATTTCTACTGTCCATATGTACCACTAACACAAACACCTGTTGTGTTAGACCCAGAAAGTTTCTGCCCACGTAAGGGTATCTTAACGAGATATGGTAAGAAGTTACTTCGTGAAGGATCAAAATTTTATGCACGCCTTTCAATTGCGAATTTTATCATCTGATATATTTGCAATACGCAAAGCAGCGTAAAACTGAAAAAATTAAAGACCACTCAGAAATGAGTGGTCTTTTTTTATATCTGTATTTTATATGCTTGACAAAATATTGCCAACTTACTATACTAAGGTATGAAAAAATTAAACTCTAACTTTGTAAAAAAACAATTTGAAGCAAAAGGATGGAAGCTTCATGATGACTATGAAAACAGCCGAACATTAATGGAAACTACTTGCCCTAGTGGTCACGATACCCAAATGTCATGGAACAATAAGGACAAGGATGCAAACATTGTGCTAAGAATGTTAAATTTACATACGAAGAAGTAAAACAATACTTTGAAGAACAAGGATGCGAACTTCTCGAAAACACCTATGAGAAAAGTGTGTTACCTCTTAATTACAGATGTTCTTGTGGCAATATTTCTAAATCTGATTTTGGAAATTTCCGAAAGAGTCGTCGTTGCAGAAAATGTGGAGCAACTACAACATCTGAGAAGCTTAGAGTAAAAGATGAAGACATAGATAATCTGTGCCTTAAACATGGATGCGAATTTATTCGATCTTGGATTAAAAATAAAAAGACTCGCATTGAATATATTTGCAAATGTGGTAACCAATCAGAGGCATATTTGACAAACTTCAAAAGGTTCCCCAATTGCAAGAAATGTGGAAACAAGAAAGTCTCTGGCTCTAATTCCTATATGTATGACCCAGACAGAGAAGCAGTCGCTATGCGTAAACGCTTCAGTAAAATGTGTGGACAACACATACATCGCTTCATGAAGGCGACAAAGCAAAAGAAAACAAAGAGCACGCATGTATTGTTGGGATATAAGCCTGCTGATCTACAAGAACATATCTTAAATCATCCTAACATGAAAAATTGTGGAGATGATTGGCATGTAGATCACATATTTCCAATCAAGGCATTTCTTGACCATAATATATTGGACTTGTCTATAATTAACAGATTAGATAACCTACGACCTCTTCCCGGCCCAGAAAATTTATCTAAGGCCGATGTTTATGATGTGAAAGAATTTGAAGAATGGCTAAAAAGAAAACAAGAGAAGAGTTTATAGAAAAAGCCCGTGAAGTTTATGGAGACAAATACGATTACAGTAAGGTTGAGTACACTAAAAGTGTAGACAAGGTTTTAATCATTTGTCCTAAGCATGGAGAATTTTGGCAAGTAGCAAGAAGTCACGTCAAAGGATTCGAAGGATGCAAGGCTTGCAATGGTATTTTCAATCATACCCCAGAACAATTTATCAAAAAATCTCGTGAAGTACATGGAGATAAATATGATTACAGCAAAGTAGAGTATACTAACTGTGTAGACAAAGTTTTAATCTCTTGTCCTGAACATGGAGAATTTTGGCAAGAAGCTCGGAGACACATGGAAGGAAATGGTTGTCCTGTTTGTGGAGGCAGAATTCGTCGAACCCAAGAAGAATTTATTAAAGAAGCTCGTAAAGTACATGGAGATAAATATGATTACAGTAAGGCACAGTATATCTCTCGTTCAAAACATATGTTAATCTCTTGCCCTGAACATGGGGAATTTTGGCAAACAGGGGCTGGTCACTTAAAAGGCAGAGGATGTCGAATTTGTGCTGGTTTTCCCACCAACAGTCGCCAGCTAAGGCATACCACTGAGACTTTTGTTGCTCTTGCTCGAAAAACACATGGAGAAAAATACGATTATAGCAAAACAGAGTATATCAACAATGAAACCTCTATTGTAGTTATTTGCCCTGAACATGGAGAATTTTGGCAAGTAGCAAGAAATCACGCCCAATCAAATGGCTGTCCCGTTTGTAGAGAATCAAGCGGGGAAAGAGAAATTAGACTCTATTTGGAAACTAATCAGATAATCAAAAAAAGCCAATATAGTTTCAAAGGGTCTACAATTAAAAGACAAAAATTTGATTTTGCGACTAGGTTTGGTGTGATTGAATATCAGGGAAGGCCACACTATAGGCCAACTTCGTTTGGCAAAAAAGGCAAACATGCCAAATTTGAAATGTTTAAGGATTATATTCGAAGAGATCACAATAAACTTCAATGGTGCCAAAAACACAATATCCCACTTCTTATCATTCCTTATTGGGACAGAGATCGTATTCCAGAAATCCTTGATGATTTGTTTGCTGGGAAGACTCCAACCTTTTCAGAACCGCCCAAGATCGTTAATCGATACAAATCTATGCGAAAGAAGATTAGAGAGCACCTGAAGATCAAAAGAGAA